GAAGACCCATTTGCAGGAATGGGTGATGACATGGGTTCTGAAATGGGTGATGAAGAAGAGTCAGAAGATGACTTGGATTTAGAAGCTATTATCAGAGAACTTGAAGCTCAATTAGGCGAAGAAGAATCTGAAGAAGGTTCTGAAGAAGAAATGTACGAAGCTGAAGAAGAAGATGACAAGAAAGAAAAAAATGAAAACTTGGCAGATGGTTCAGAAGCAGGTACAGACAAAGGTGAGGACCCTAAAGTGGTTGTTACCAACGAAGAAGAAGAAATGAAAGATGACGAAGAGAAAAACGAAGTTATCGATTTAGAAGAAATTCTTCGTGAAATGGAAGCGGATATGAAAGGTGATGATGAGGAGAAAAAAGATGAGTCTTTGAAAGCAGAATTAAACGAAGCTTACAAAACTATCAAATCTCTTCAAAAAACTATCAACGAAGTGAACTTATTGAACGCTAAGTTGTTATTCGCTAACAAATTATTCAGAGCTCATAACATGACTAACGAACAAAAAGTTAAAGTGATTTAAACTTTGGATAGAACAAATTCAGTTAGAGAAGTTAAATTGGTATACTCTACATTAGCAGAGAATTTCAAATATTCTTCATCTAACAAAGCAGCTAAAAAAACAATCAAAGAAGGAATTGCTAGTAAAGTAGTTAAATCTACAAAACCAGCAGCAGCTAAAGCGGTAATCGCTGAATCAGCTGATTTTTCTGACAGATTTAAGAAATTAGCAGGTATTATTAAGTAATTAACAAAAATAATTAAAATTAATTAAAATGGACTTAAAACAAATTATGACAGGAAAAAAACCCACAGTCATTAATGCTTGAGCAAACTAGAGGTTTGAAAGCAAAGTGGGAAAAGACCGGTTTATTAGAAGGAGTAGGTTCTGAAACTTCTAAACACGGTATGGCTGTAATGCTTGAAAACCAAGCAAAGCAGTTACTTGATGAAGCTACTAGAACAGGTACTTCAGCAGGTTCTGAAGAGTGGGCTGGTGTAGCTCTTCCATTGGTTAGACGTATCTTTGGTAGCATCGCTGCAAAAGAATTCGTTTCTGTACAACCAATGAACTTACCATCAGGTTTGATTTTCTATATGGATTTCAAATACGGTACAGCTACATCAGTAGGTAGACCAGCTTCTGGTTCTTCTATGTTCGGTAACGGTGGTACATTCGGTAAAGATTCTTTATCTCCAGCAGGTAACAAATTGGGTTCTACTCAAACTACTGAAGGTGGTCTTTACGGAGCAGGTAGATTTGGATATACAATCAACGATGTAACTTCTGACGCTTTAACAGCAACAGTAACTACAGCTTCTTGGGCTGATGTTAATTTCGATGCTGATTACTCAGCTTCAGCAGCTGCAGGTGTTATCAGAAAGGTAAAAATTGGTTTACCATCTGATGCTGATTTCAACGCAGTAAGAGCTTTCTCTTTAACTGGTTCAGTTGACCAATTACCACAATTTACTTCAATTGATTCTTTAGGTTCTGCATCTTTCTTCGTATCAGCTTCTGTAGCAACAGTAGTACATGGTGCAGGTGGATACGGTAATCCAAAAGTAAACTATTCTAAGCAACCAACTGATATCACAAGAGGTGATTTCGAAGATAGAGGTTCTGATTTAGCGATTCCTGAAATCGAATTAGAATTGAAGTCTGAACCAATCGTTGCTAAGACTAGAAAGTTAAAAGCAATCTGGACTCCAGAATTGGCACAAGACTTAAACGCTTACCATTCAGTAGATGCAGAAGCTGAATTAACTCAAATGTTATCTGAATACATCTCTTTAGAGATTGATTTGGAAATCCTTGAGATGTTACAGCAAAATGCATTCTCAACTGAATACTGGTCTGCAAGAGTTGGATATGATTGGAATGGTTCTTCTTTCCAAATTGATGCTAACGCAGCAGCAGCATCTGCTTACACAAAGAGCACTTGGTATCAAACATTGGGTATCAAATTGCAAAAGATTTCTAACAAGATTCACCAATTAACTATGAGAGGTGGTGCAAACTTCATCGTTGTATCTCCAAACGTAGCTACAATTCTTGAATCTATGAACGGATTCTCTGCAAACCCAGGTAA